CAGCAGGTGGAGCAGCAGGTGGAGCAGCAGGTGGAGCAGCAGGTGGAGCAGCAGGTGGAGCAGCAGGTGGAGCAGCAGGTGGAGCAGCAGGTGGAGCAGCAGGTGGAGCAGCAGGTGGAGCAGCGGCAAAATCTGCCGCTAGTTCAGGCGGAACTTCTACTAAACCCAAAGGTTTTATAGCAGGTGTAAAAGCAGGTCAAAATCAAGGATTATCAGCATTAAACGATCCAAATGTTGTTGGCAGCACATCTAGTGGATCAGCACCGGCAGCGGGAGAAGAAGATCCGGCAGCAGGCGGCGCAGATCCAGCAGCGTCAACAACTCCTCCAAGTGCTACTGATATCAACAAGGCAGGTCCAAAAGGTACCGCTCAAGCTAAACCAATTCAAGGTACTGTGGCTAAACAGGCAGCTGCTAAAACTGGTGCAGCATTAGCAGGTCAAGATCAAGCACAGGCCGGTCAAACAATGTATTCTCAGGTTAAAGCTAACGTTGACAAATTAGACAAAAAAGGCAAGCAGAGAATTTTGCAATTGTTACAAAAATCTTTAACAGCACCAGAAGCTAAACCAGCAGCAGGTGGTGCAATGGGTGCTATGGCTGGACAATTAGCCAAGAGTGGAGCAGCACCTAACACTATGGCCAACGCTCCTGTTAGTAAAACTAATACAGCAAAGCCTGGTAATCCAAATGCAGCACCAGCAGCAGAGCCAGTACCTAGTGCTACTACAACAGCATCAGCTGGTAAAAAACCAGTTCGAGTAAGAGGTAAAAAAGCAGCACAACCTGTGCCACAGCAACAGATGGCCAGCAAAATTAATACCGGTAGTATGGTACTCGAAGGGTTTAGTCTTTTTAGAAAGAAATAAACAAAATAAAAGGACTCCTAGGAGTCCTTTTTTATTAGAAGAACGGTAGCTGTGTCTTCTTGGTAGTTTCTAAATTGTCTTTGATTATCTCTCCAACAATTTCTCGTTCATCCCAACTGAGATTCATAGCTTCGGCATAGCTCATACCTCGCATATACCAGGCCAGTTGAAAAGCTTCTTTCTTGATCTTCCGTACCTCTTTTTCCATCTTTTCGGCTTCCTGTAAGATCTCCGGTACGGAAAGTTTTAAGATCTTACTGCGAAAAAATTTGATTGATCCATAGTTACCGGCATTAGAAATTCTGTTTCACAACTGGTACACTTGACTTCTTGTGCAGGGATATCAATCTTGCTTTTTAATGCCTGAACATGATCTGAAATAGCATTGAAAATTTCTTTAGGTGAATTGTGAATAAAGTTTTTTATTTCAGTTTCATCAGTTTCAATACCGTCTGGAGTTTCTATCTGTGCCACACATTGAGCAATTACATCAACTGTTAATTGTGTAAGTTTGCTAAAACTCTTGCCAAACTTGTCTAATTTTTCTTCGTCGCTGAGTGATTCGTCGTTGATCACTCCAAAGATACGCTGTTGTTCCAAACTCTTGAGACTGGTCTGAGTCATCTCTAGATAGGTATAAGGTCTAACATAAACAGTTAACGGATCTACAACAACTTTAGGATCAAACTCAAATTGATTTAATTTTTCTAACCAAGTGTTAAGATTAATTTCATAATCATTTTCTGCATTGCAACTTGGACAATTTGTACTGACTTCCATTTTTTCACCGTAGGTTGCAATACGCACAGCCACAAGTGCAGCGTCAACATCAATGCTGGGCATCTTCCATGGATCTTGAATTGCAGGAATACAACTTTTGAGAACTTCCACAGTGCTTTGTCCATTTAACAGTGCATCTGGAGTTTTAAACATCAGTTCATCTTTGGCAGTCATTGCATAGACAGCATAGTCGCCTGTGGTACTTATGTCCAGAGCATCTTTAGCGTAGTATTCACCCTTAGAAGGCAACCTAATATAGATTTTAGGCTGTCTGTACCAATTAGACAACATGGTCTTCTTGGGCTGCAGGGGTTGGTTGTTTTCCATAGATTTGATCTCCAATAAATACTATTAACGGTATCTTATTTATATACGCAGTTTTTCCGGAAAAATAAATGGCTCAAAAAGTAGAAATTGACATCCCTGGCGTTGGCAGAGTTACTGCTGACAATGCCGCATCAGAACATACTTTAAATGAATTGTTAAAAGTGATGCAGGGCATCCAAAAACAATTTAAATCAGGTACAGGACCTGGCGGATCTGCGGGAGCCGGAGCTGTTGGTGGCGCAGCTAAACCTGCAGCCGGAGCTGCTGCTCAAAATAAAGTTCAACAGCAGCAGACACAACAAACAGGAAAAAGCAGTCAAGCGTTTACTAAACTGGGAATAGCCACAGGTGCAGCTTCAACTGCTTTTACTAAATTAACAACAGGCACTGGAATAGTTACTGGTAGTTTCTTAAGTCTTGCTGGTAGTTCAACTGCGTTAATAAATCAGTTTGCCAATATGGGCAACAGTCTAACCAGTGCCGCACAGACACTTGGTTCAATACCGATTGTAGGCACTTTGCTAGCTGGCGTATTTGGTGCCGTAGCAGCCGCTGCCGAAAAACAACTAGGATCTTATCAAGCATTGGCCAACTCTGGTGCTACGTTCGGGGGCAGTATGCTTGCTATGACCAATGCTGCAAGTGGTGCGGGACTGACAGTAGAACAGTTTAGCAAGATTGTAGCTTCTAATGGTCAAGCCATGGTTGCACTAGGTGGTACAACAGAACAAGGTGCTAAAAGATTTGCTGACCTAGGCAAGAAAATGAAACAAAGCGGTCTAGGCGACGAATTGTTGAGAATGGGATATTCAACTGAAGGTGTAAACCAAGGTATGGCCAGTTATATCCAAGTAATGGGATCTAACGGCAGATTGCAAAATGCTAGTACAGCACAACTTGCAGCTGGCTCGGCAACCTATATGAAAGAACTAGATGGACTGGCTAAGATCACAGGTTCTACTAGAGAAGAAAAACAAAAAGAAATGGAAGCATTGGCAAAAGATGCACAGGTCGAAGCTGCCATGCAACATTTAGATGACAAACAGCGTCAGCAGATGCTGAGTTACATTACTAGCTTTCCAAAAGCCCAACAAGGTGCTATCAAAGACATGTTGGCCACAGGTACCATTACCACAGAAGAAGGTGTGAAAATGGCTGCTATGTATCCTGAACTGGCAAGACAGTCTCAGGCATTTGGTAGAACATTAGCTGCTGGCGGCACTATTAGCAAAGAAGCAATGAACACTGCCAAGAACAGTGCTATTGCAGAAGCTAGAGAAAGAAATAAAAATCTCAGCAGTGTTGGTAAATTCAACAAAGAAATGGGAGATACCTATGCTGGTGGTGCGCAATTAGCAAGACAAAGTATCGACGGATTATCTAAAGCATCTAAAGAACAAACAGACACAATTAAAAATGCTGACCAAGCAGCCGCACTAGAAAAATCTAAACAAAGACTAGCAGAATTCAGCAACGCATTCACTAACTTCTTAGCCAACAGCGGCCTAATTGATGTTATGATGAGTGCTTTTGAAACACTAGGCACTTTTGTCACTGCTGTATCAGTACCTGTGTTTAATGTTTTTGCGAGTGTGCTAAAATCGATCACACCGTTTATTACAGATACACTAGTACCTGCTTTTCAAATATTAGGAAATTTCTTAGTTAATGGTGTTCTTCCGATACTACAAAAATTAGGTAACATAGTTGGATCTATGTTAAGTCCTATAATAGAAAGCACAGGAGGTGTTCTTGGACTGTTTGAAACTTCACTTTATAAAGTTAGTGATTTTATCGAAGACAATCTAGAACCAATATTGGCAGTGTTTATGGGAGTAGTTGTTGGACTTACCGCTGCCAAGGTTGTGGCTACTGCCGCGGCTTGGGCTAGCTCGGCAGCTGACATGGCAAAATCAGCAGCATCATTGCCGTTTATTGCATCATTAGTAGCAATGGCATCGGGAGTATGGGCTGCTGTGGCTCCTTTTCTAGCACTGGCAGCTCCTATACTTGCTGTAGTTGCTGCTGTGGGATTATTAGTGTACGGTGCTAAAAAGTTAGGTGTTGATTTTAAAGTATTGAGTGATGCTGCTAGTTTTGTTGGTAGTCTTATTAAAACAGTATTCTTGCAATTTCAAAAGGGATTGTTTAGTCTACTGAATAAAATCCCAGGTATGCGAGGAGATTTCGATGAAGCTATCAAAGGCATTGATCAACAATTAACATCTGAAGGTGAAAAACGCAGTCAGTTGACCGATGATATGGGCAAGCGTATGGAAGCCAATCAAGCCAAAGACGCCGCAGACAAGGCTGCTCAAGCTAAAACTGAAAGAGAAAATCTTAGAAAAACAAATCCAGCAGAAGCCAAAAAATTAGACGACAGAGACAAACGTGATGCAGAAATATCAAAACGTAGTGAACAACGTGAAAAAGATGCTATTGAACGCAAAAAACAGGCTGAATTAAAAGCTGTTGGGGATAAAACAGAAGCGGAGAAAAAAGCAGCCGAAGCTAAAAAAGAAGAAAAAGAAGTGGATATGTCTAGTCCACAGGCAATGTTGAAATCATTTAGTGAACAACAGAATGGATTCTTTGCCAACAACATCAAAGCAGCACAACAGCAACAAGAAAAAGAAAAAGCATTAGCATCAGCAAAGTCAGAACTTCAAGAAGCTGATAAAAAATATGCAGCTGCCAAAACTACTGAAGAAAAGAAATTAGCAATAACCTCTCTAGATGCCGCAGAAAAACGGTTTGCACAAGCACTAAAAGAAAAAGAATTAGCCGATAAAAATGCAGGAAAACTTAAATCAGCTCCTGGAACAGCAGGTGGAGGTGGAGGTGGAGGTGCCGGAAAAACTTCAGCAGGTAGTGGTGGCGGAGGTGGCGGAGGTGGATCAGCAGGGGCTGCGTCATCATCCGGAGGTGGTGGCGGCGGAGGTGGTGGCTCTGCAAGTGGAGATCTAAGTGGTCCAAAATTACCAGCTGTAGGTGACAAACAACCAACTGGAGCATCACCAGAAAGCATGCAGGCTGATGTTGGTGATCTATCAAAATATCTAAAACTTCAACCTGGAGTAAATCTACAGGGTCTAGAACCTGGAGTTCAAAAACGTCTTGCTGGAATGGCATCGGAATATTTTAGCACTACTGGACAAAAAATACAGATCAATACTGCCTATAGAGATTCAAAAGAACAAGCAGAATTATTTAAAAAATACGGATCGCCAAGAGCAGCGCCTCCGGGACGCAGCAAACACGAAGTTGGATTGGCGTTTGATATGAATTCTGCAGATGCCAACAAGGCAGTAGGTCTAGGCCTATTTGAAAAATTTGGTTTTGCTCGACCTGTGAGTGCAGAAGCATGGCACATAGAAGCTAAAGAAGCTAGGGGAGGATCTCCTGACAATCCAGCAGCACCTGGCAAATCTGTAAAAGTTGCCGGAGCAGGCGGAAAAGAAACTAGTCCAGATACAGGTAAACCTTCTGCTAAAAACGGTGGCATTGTTAAAGGTCCTATGAGTGGATTTGATGCTGAATTGCATGGTGCCGAAGCTGTGGTGCCGTTACCTGACGGTAAAAAAATCCCTGTGACCTTTAGCAATTTAGGAAAAGATGTACTAGACCAATTGAGTCAACAAGCCGGATTTGATCCTTCATCATATCTTAATGACATTCAAACTGCCGTAACAGGAGGTGGCAAATCTTCAATGCAAATGCCAGACTATAAATCTGTTATGGACAACGTTGCTGGCAGCGTTTCGGGATTAGAAACTAATGCCAAACAAAAAACAGATTTGCAGATGTCAACACCAGAATCTACTTCTACTACAGAAGCTAGTGGTACTGGCAAACAATCACTTGGTCAAGAAGATTCAGTATCATTGCTATCTTCGTTAAATAACAAGATGGATCAACTAATATCTATTAACGGTCAATTAGCTAATATCAATAGTGATCAATTACGTGTGCAAAAAGGATTTAGTTTTGGTGATATGTTTAAATCGCCTGTATAATTTGGAAGAACAATGAGCTGGAAAAAGTACTTTACACCGGTAAAAATAGAAAATCAAACAGGATCTATGAGTCCTATCGGCGGTGGTCGACCAGGTCCAGCCCGTGCAAACTACTCCAGTTTTCTACCAGATGTTTATGCAGGCAGTCCTAATCGTGTTGAACGATATATGCAGTATGATACTATGGACATGGATTCAGAAGTCAATGCTGCCTTAGACATACTTGCAGAATTCTGCACACAAAAAGACAAAGAAAATGCCACACCATTTCATTTTTACTTCAAAGGCAAACCTACTTCAACAGAAGTAAAATTGTTGAAAGACAGTCTGCAAAAGTGGACAAAACAACAACAATTTGAAACAAGAATATTTCGTATAGTGCGGAACACATTCAAGTACGGAGATTGTTTTTTCGTTAGAGATCCGCAAACACAAAAATGGCTGTTTGTAGATGCAGCCAAAGTTACAAAAATTATTGTGAATGAAAGTGAAGGCAAGATCCCTGAACAGTATGTGATTAAAGACATTAATTTTAATTTTAAAGAATTAATTGCAACTACTCCTCACAACACAACCAACACTGCGCCCAGCGGTACAAGCAGCTATTCCAGTGGCGGTGGATTAGGTCGTGGTATGGTTGGCTCAGTCGCACAACCACCAGGCACTAGGTTTCACAATCAAACTAATGAAGTTACAGTAGATGCTAAACACGTGGTACACATCACACTCAGTGAAGGCTTAGACAACAACTATCCATTTGGCAATAGTTTGTTAGAATCTGTGTTTAAGGTCTACAAGCAGAAAGAATTGCTTGAAGATGCCATCATTATCTATCGTATACAACGTGCTCCAGAAAGACGTATTTTCTATGTGGACGTTGGAAATATGCCGGCACACATGGCCATGAGCTTTGTTGAACGTGTCAAAAATGAAATACAACAAAGACGCATTCCTAGTAGTACAGGCGGTGGACAAAACATGGTTGATGCCAGTTATAATCCACTTAGCGCCAGCGAAGACTATTTTTTCCCGCAGACAGCAGAAGGTCGTGGTTCAAAAGTAGAAACACTACCAGGCGGCACTAATCTAGGTGAAATCACTGACCTACGCTACTTTACTAACAAGTTATTCCGTGCTTTAAGAATCCCTAGTGCATATTTGCCCACAGCAGTTGACGAAGCTCCAAACAGTCTAGCAGATGGCAAAGTGGGTACAGCATATATTCAAGAACTAAGATTCAATGAATATTGCAAACGTCTACAGGCCATGGTAGTAGAAACCTTTGATGTTGAATTCAAATATTGGATGAACAACAATGGCATCAACATTGATTCCAGCTTATTCGAGTTAAAATTCAACGAGCCACAGAATTTTGCAGCCTATCGACAAGCTGAACTAGACACCACTAGAGCAGCAATATTTTCTCAGGTTCAAGAAATGCCGCATCTCAGCAAGCGTTTTGCTCTAAAAAGATTCTTAGGACTATCAGAAGAAGAAATCAAAGAAAACGAACGTATGTGGAGAGAAGAAAACGGCGGTAATCTAAAACCGTCTCCTGATGCTAGTAGTCAAATGCGTAGCATAGGCATTACACCGGGTAGTTTAGGAGCAGAAACTGACGCACAAGATCAAGAAGCTGATCCCGCTATGGCGGCGTCAGCCGAACAGCAAGCCGCAGCACCCGACGAGCAGGCCGTACCTACAGCAGTCTAAAATATAAATACAATATGCTCCTATTAGAATTTTTATATTTCAACGACAACAACAATGATTTTGCAGTTGATCGTAGATACGACAGCGCCAGAGATTCTTCTGTGGTTAAAAAAAGCGACACTAGAAAAATTCGACTAACACTTAGACAAATAAATCAACTGCGTCAACAAAGTGAAGCACACGAATTTGAAGAACAGTCAGAACAAGAATTCATAAGACAAATGTATGGAACACCAGTTGAAGCAGCGCAGCCAGCGGAATGATGTAGCTTTTGTACTAGGTAACGGCAAAAGCAGACTAAACGTAGATCCTAGAAACTTTCAAGAACGAGGCACTGTATACGGTTGCAACGCCTTGTATCGTGAATTTGCCCCAGATTATCTAGTGGCAGTTGATGTCAAAATGGTGAATGAAATCATAGCTTCAGGCTATCACAGAACACACCAAGTATGGACCAATTCCAACAAAGGCATAACATCAAAAGCAAATATCAATTTTTTTAGCCCGCACAAAGGCTGGAGCAGTGGTCCTACTGCACTATGGTTTGCTAGCACACACACCTATCAAACTATCTATATATTAGGGTTTGATTATCAAGGAGCTGCTGGAAAATTCAACAATGTGTATGCAGACACATTCAATTATAAGAAAAGCACAGATGCGCCTACATTCCACGGCAACTGGTTGAGTCAAACTGAAAAAGTTATCAAAGAATTTAGACAGATCAAGTTTGTTAGAGTTATTGAAGATGGTGCATTTGTGCCTGATCAATTGGGGTATCAACATCCCAATCTCAAACATATCAACTATCACGAGTTTAAATTAAATTACCCAGAAGTTATTTACAATAACTAAATCAATCAAAAAACTACCATTTAACACAGTTTTATTACAACTGTAGTAAATAAAACACGACAGCCAAATCATCTTTAAGGAGAATAAACATGTCAGATAAAAGTAAACTAGAGCAGATGCTCGAAAGCCTGGTCAACGACGATCAAGCTAAAGCAGAAGAATTATTCCACGAGTACGTAGTTGCGAAATCTCGTGAGATCTATGAAAATCTCATCGATGCAGAATTAGACGAAGCCGCTGAAGAAGACGAAGAAGAAGTCGACGAAGCCGTGGATGAAGAAGACGAAGACAAAGTTGACGAAGCCGTGGATGAAGAAGACGAAGAAATGGATGAAGGCTTTGAAGATATTGCCATCGAAGCTGATGACGAAATGGGTGACACACCAGATATGGGTGATGACTTAGAAGGCGAACTAGATGGAGAAATGGACGATGAAATGGGAGACAAAGCCCCAGAAGAGTTGTTCCAAGATCTAGATGCTATTGTAGATGAACTACAGGCCAAATTTGACGCAATGAATGGTGATGACATGGGTGATGACATGGGTCCACCAGATGAAATGAAAGACGATTTCGATCTAGCCACAGTGCGTGAGTATGTAGAAAAAGTTGCAGGCGGTCATGGTGCAGAGAAGAAAGGCGGTGCAGAAGGCACATTTTCTGGCACAGGCGGATCTGCAGGTCCTGCTAACACAAAAAGTATTGTAGCAGGTAAAAACGACATGGGTGGCACAGCTTCTAACATTGCACAAAGCAAAGAAGAAGCAGTAACTTTGGCCAATCAAGGACATTTAAAGGGTTCCAGCCTATTTAAAGGCAACCCAAAAGAAGATAACGCAGGCAATATCAACGTTCCAGGCGGCAAGGCAGGTGGTGCTTTCAGTAAGAAAGAGCCAGGTCATGGTGCAGAGAAGAAAGGCGAAGCTGAAGGTAAATTCAGCGGAGCAGGTGGTTCTTCCGGTTCAGTCGATAAAGCAAGTCTTTTCCGTGGCCGTAGATAATAGGACGCAACGGTGAAAACTACCCTCAGTGAACAATTGAGTTTTGACCAGGCAAAGATTGTCTTGGAGAGCGAAGGCGAGGGCGATAAAAAATCGCTGCATCTGAACGGTATCTGCATTCAAGGCGATATCCGCAATCAGAATCAGCGAATTTATTCTTCTCAAGAGATTGGCAAGGCTGTCAAGACGCTCAACGAACAGATCTCCGGTGGATACTCTGTTTGCGGAGAGTTAGATCACCCGCAGGATTTAAAAATCAATCTAGATCGTGTTAGTCATATGATTACCAAGATGTGGATGGATGGTCCTAACGGCTACGGAAAACTAAAAATAATTCCCACTCCAATGGGTAATCTAGTACAGACCATGTTGGAGTCGGGAGTGAAATTAGGTGTATCGAGCAGAGGCTCAGGCGAAGTAGATGGCAGTGGTAATGTTCAGGGATTCGAAATAATCACTGTAGACATTGTGGCACAACCCAGCGCCCCGGGAGCTTATCCTACACCAGTATACGAACACTTGATGAATACAACAGGTGGATATAAGGCATTTACAATGGCAAAAGAAGTTCAAGGCGACCCCAAGGCACAGAAATACCTAGCAGAGAATCTGGTGAAAATCATCAGAGGTCTCAAATAACAGTAGGAGAATCACATGCTAGACATCGTAAAACAATTGTTTGAAAACAATGTGATTTCCGAAGAAATAAAATCGGAAATTG